CCTGTTACATTACCAGTTACATTACCTGTTAAGTCGCCTGTTAATATGTTTGATGTGGTAATACTTATACCTGTAGTAATCCAAGCACTATCAGTACCATTTCTTATTTTTAATACATTGCTTGATGTATCAACCCATAATTGATGGGCATAAGTAGTTGATGGTTCAGTTGAACCACTATTTGTAGTTGCAATAGCAGATAAAGCATTATTTAAATCTGCTCTAAAGTCTGCACCTGACTGGTTTGCTAAGTTGTAATCGTGTTGTGCCATAATATCTACCTATTATATGTTAATTCTCTAAATCTTGTATTCTTTGCTCTAATTCTTGTATTGCTTTAATTAGTATGCTAATTAATTCAGTATATCTCAAACCATACTTATATTCTCCTGTTCCTTGATTGTTTGTATCAAGAATTTCACCTTTAATATAAGGAGCAAAATCAGACGTATTTATGTTGTTATTATCTAGTACAGTCTTAACTTCTTGTGCTATAAGACCATAATGCGTTCTACTAGAATCTCCATCATTTAATGTATATTTTCTTGGAGTTAGTTGTGATACAAAACTTAATCCTAAATCTGAATCAGCTATATTAGATTTATCATTAGCATCAGAAGTTTGTATTGTTCCATTTGTAGCATATACATCGTCCCATCTATTATTCAATCTACCTAAATCATTTGAATTATCTGCTAATGGTGAAAATGATTTATTTGTACCACCCATATAAATAGAACCAGTACCAGTAAACCATAGACCATAATTAGCTGATGTGGGTATTCCACTTGAAAATGTCATGTTATATGGGTCATCTCCCATAAGAATAAAGAAATCTTTATCAGAATCATCAGAAGGACATAATATTCTTAATGGGTCTGAGCCACCTGTAACACTATCAGATAACTGAGAAAACAATCCTGCTTGTCCTGTACCTGTAATATTTTTAGATAAATATTTACCTCTTGTTGTAACTGAATTAGCTACTACATTACCTGAAGTATCAACAGTAAAATTTCCTGAACCTATATTAATACTACCACCAGTAATACTACCTAAGTCTGCTGATATAGATGATAGGTTACTAACATTCATTTCTGTTGCAGTTATTGTATTAGCAGCTATATTTCCTGCTGTGATAGTATTACTTGCTATTTGTGCTGATGTAATTGTGCTTGCTGCTATCTCTGATGCAGTAATGGTATTTGCTACAATTTCTGTAGCTGTCACTGAATTAGCTGCAATACTATCTTGATTCACAGCATCAGTAGCAATTAAAGCATTGGTTACAGCATCATCAATAATTTTAGCTGTAGTTATTGCATCATCGTTTATTAAAACTGTTGTAATAGCATTATTAGCTATTTGTGTAGTATCAACACCACCACTTTTAATTATTAAATTTCCACTACCATCAGTATCTAAAGTGACATTATCTATTTGAATATTATCAGCACTTAAACTACCAGTTGTTATATTATCTGCATCTATATTAGTAACTGTTATCTGACTAGCATCAATAGTTCCTGCTGTTATTTTATTTGCAGATAATGAATTTATCTTTGCATCAGTAACAGCATCATCAAGTATTAAAGGCGTAGTAATAGCATTATTTTGTATATCAGCAGTAGCAGTTGGAGCATCGCCAATAGTAAAAGTTAAAGTAGCTGGAGATGATTCTGAGCCTAATACATTTAATGAAGTAACACTAGCAACATAATTAGCATTTACAGGCACAAAATTTAAATCACAATTAGTTACATCAACTATTCTATTTAAAACTTGATTGCTTGAACTATCGACAACATTCACTCTATATTGATATTCAGGAAAGTCTGTTGGTTCATTCCAAGATAAAAATGGTCTATTGATAGCACTTGAATCAGTATCAGTAAATGCTAAACCTGTTGGAGCTTTAACTGCATAAGCAGAAGGTAAATCAGCTAATTCTTCAAATGGTTCTTGAGGTGGTACTTCCCATGTATAAACATCAAAGTATTCTATTAAGCTAACTGAAACTAATCCATCTGACTGTAATTCTAATGCTTCAACTCTACAAACTTTACCTGAGAATCCTAAACCTGTATAAGTTAAATCTACTATATCTCCTACATTCAACTTATACATCTCAGGAGTTCCTAAAAACTGCATAGTTGTTTGATTTCTACTTCTAACAAGAATAGCTTTACCCATGTTATAAGCTACATAAGGGTCTGTTACATAAGGAAATTCTGCTTTTATTTCTAGTATCTCATCATTATCATCAGAGTAATATTCAGGAGTAGCATCATGCAAAACTGTAGCTGTATCTAATTCATATTTTTTATTAGCATTGAAAAATTCAACTATAACTTTATTTGCTTTTTTATCTTTATTGCCATAATCAACTGAAATACCTGCATCAGAAATAATATGGTCATCAGTAATACTAAATGTAGAAGTACCTGTATCTTCTATTGATAATTCATACTGACCATTTACATATAGAAAAATACCTCTCATGTTAGCAAGAAGCTCTTTAGCATTTTCCATTACATTTTTATTGGTATCTAAATAACCATTACAATGAAATCTAATAACTTTAGCTAATGATGTTCCTGTCTGTGAAGAATAATCTTGAGTTAGCTCACCTCTAAAATAAATCTCTAAAAATACACCTTCTCCATAGTAATGATTTCTATCAACATCTTTAATTCTTACATTATTTAAAACAATATTCCCATCTGAATCATATAGAGTAAAATTTTCACCTATTTTATTTTGCCACCATCTTAAACCAGCACCACTACCTGCTGGTATAGATATAAAATCATCACCAGACTCACCTTGCCAAGTGAAAGTTTGTGCTGTATCACCATAATAAGGATTATCAACTAAAGTATCACAAACATTAGCAGCAGAACTAAAGGTAGACATATTAATTTGTGATTGTGTTAAACCTTTACCATATTCATTATTAGTAATGTAATCTAAGAAACATAAAGCTGGATTATCTGACCACTCATAAGTAGATGGGCTTCCAAATGTTTGACCTGAATCTCTTGGGTCATAAACTTTTTTACCTTGAACTTGTACTGTTAATTGTGGTACGCCTGACCACATACCTCTATCGTCATAACGAAAATGAGCAGCTATATAAGCAATTCCATTTAATCTATGTGATGAAGTCCAATTAGACATAGAAGCTACTAACATAGGGTCTGCTGTTTGAGTTGCAGCACCATGATGTAAATTCATAACATACATATATCTACTAGTAGGGTCAGTGCCAAAACCACCAGCAGTAGTATCAGTTGGCTTGCCATTTTGTGATGCTGTATTTAATGAACCTGCTCCTGAAGATATTTTGTCAGAACCAATATATCCACCAATTCTAAATCTTGCAGAATCAGTTAATTTATTTCCATCTAATTCAATAGTTCTGCCAAGTATTTCCTCACATTCACCTATTGCTAAAGCATAAACAACATATAAATCCATTGAATCATTATTATTTACGTCCATGTAAATAACCTGAGCACCAACTCTACGAGTTCCATAGATAACAGGAATTTTGCCACCAGCAGCAGTTTTGTTAGCCAAGATAGCTTGACCTTGTTGCTGCATATCTTTCATCTGTCTATAACCTTTAACACCAACCGCTAAAGTTGTTACAAACATAGCTGTTTGAACTGCTGTGCTAGTTAAAAAAGCACCAACACCTGTAAAAAAACTAACTATTGCAGACCAAAATGGCATTATAAACCCCACCTAACATCTTCTTTGACTTGAGTAGCAAATTCCATTCCTTTATCACCTGTACTAAATGACTGTTGTGATTCATCAGAGAAATGTCTGCCTTTTGTTAAATTCCAATTTGACCAATGACTAGCAACAGTCATATTTAAAACAGAAGCATCAATATTTTCATTAATAGATATATTTCTAATTTGACCTGTAAAATAATTTATTGCACCTACAATAGTCTCATTAGAATCAAAATATGCTAAATATATGTCTACTGTTTTATCAGTAAATGCACCATCTTGTACTAAAGACCTAACTTGATTTGTAATATTTGAAAAACCTATATTAACTTCATTGACTTGTAATTGACCTGTTTCAGTTGTTGAATCTACTGTTAAAAAACTACCGCCAGCTTCATAGCTATTAGAATCATAAGTAACATTAGAATACCAATCAGTTAATCTGATAGTAGATGATAAATTAAGCTCAACCAAAAAAGCTGTTTTAGTTGCTGTTGATGATACTTGAGTTTGTAAAGCAGATGATAAACTTCTAGGCATTAGGTTATAACCTCTCTAACATCAAATGAAATACTATAAAAACCACTAGCATCTGTTGAATACATAATCTCATTATTTTCAAGATAAACAGTGAAACTAGGTTTATTTACAGTAACAGCTTCATTATCTGCTAGAGATGCTACTAGGTTAGGTGATATTAAGACATCTAATGTGCCATCAGCTTCTGAATCAATAGTTGACCTTACCATATACACTTTACTATGATTGGCAAACTTAATTATATCACCTGCTTTTAAAGCACCTGTCTGACTAGCTGTAAAGCCATCTAATGCAATAGAAGCATCTCCTGATGTATGAGCTCCAACTACTTGAATATCTGTTTCTGCTTTACCAGCACCTAAATTATCTAATGGTGCAACTATAGTAAAGTCCTCAAAAGAACCTTTTTGTTTTTGTAAAAATGCAAATACTTCTTG